CTGCTCCTCATCGGCCTCCTGTTGGACGATGGAGATGTCGTACAGGGCCTTTATTGATTCGATCTCATCGGAATCCTCCTCCTCGATTGGAACGAAGTATTGCGGCTGCGTAGGAACAGCGCCGCTTCCGCCTCCGGATCCGGCAGCGGCAGTGCTTCCTCCGACAGAAGTAGCCTCCTCCTCGGACATCTCTCTTATGTTCTGCGACAGGATTGAAATCTCAGCGGCAGGGCAAGAGATGAGCTCAATATCGAGGTCATCCGTAAGGATCTTCCAGCTGCTCGTCATTATGAGCATCGGAATATCGCTCGGATTGATGAATGCAACCGGCAAATCCGCATTGGCAGGCACATTGACCGTTCCGTGTGCCTTCAGGCGCGGCAGCGCGACTGAGAGCGCATAGTCCATCGAGATGACCGAAAGGAGCTCCCCCGTAAAGTGTGATGTCTTCCAGTCTGATGTCAGTGTCGATGCGCCGCCGGTAAGGATATTCTGAAGATTCGTGAGAGCATTCGGAGCATATGGGGCATCACCAAAATCGACTCCGATTTCGGCGAGGGATCCGCGGGCTCCGTTATTGATGGCAATTTCATCCTTATAGCCCGGAACCGTGTCCTGCGTAAGAAATACACCTCCGACGGCAAATGAATCCGAATAGAGCGATACGAGCTTGGCTTTACCTATTATCTCGACGCGCAGCGTTCCGGATGCAGGAATACCCGGTATCTGTATTTCTGTCCTATCAAACGAATTCACGGATACGGTATCCGACGATTGATGCTCTGCGAGTATGGCGCGCTGGCATTTATAAGAATTCGTCTTTTCCGATGTCTCCCAAGTCGTAGAATCGTCATCAACTTTGAGCCAGTACGTCGTATTCCCGCTTGTAAGCTTGAGTCTATAATGTACGCGATACTGATTCGGACGATAGCCCTGTAATGTGAAGTCCCAGGTAAGTAGAGCCAGGGTTAGCATCCCGGCATATTGCTCAACAGGGATGTCCTGATATATATATACATCGTGAGTAACCATCCAGAGATATGGACGCCTCTCATCGTTTGCAAAGAGAGCCCACGTAACATATCCACCGGGATCTTGCTCGCGCGTTTGATACGTCCATCCGGTTCCATCTGGAAGATTCGGATTGTTGAGCATTGATTCGCGCATCTTGAATGGAAGCGCTACGGTAAGTGAATTCTTCGCCGGCTCAATATCCGTGTCGATTCTACCTACCGGGTACCAGCGATGGTTCCGCATCGATCCATATTGCGCAACGGGCAAGGTAACTTCCGTTCCGCTTACAGTCCGCCCATAGACAAAACCGCCGTCTATTTCTATATCCGATTCGCGAACGATCAGCCATTTATCGTCATACCTGGTCAGCGTGAGATTCAGGGTGGTAAGGAGCGATGATAGTACGTCATAGCAGCTCTTTCCTTCTGCTGCCAGGTAGTCCAGATCCACCTGAATGCCCGTGAGTAGATTCGGCGCCGTCACGGATGGGGTAACACACGCAAGCGAATCAACAACAATAACGTCCGACTGCGACACAGCGAGTCCGGAATATTGGAGGAGATTCTGGATGAAATAGAAGAGCGTCTGTCTTCCTGCCGGCTGAAAATTGTATAGCTTCAGCTCTCCGAGCCCATCGGTAGCTATGATCTGAACATCGTAAGGCGGAGCAACCTCCGGCTCCGCATACAGCTCTGGTGTGTTGAAGCCGTGCCAGATGGCCGTGGTAGTTCCGCCAGATACTTCAGACAGGACCACAAGAAATTCTTTCGCATCGGATGTATAGAGCTCTGCAAATTAACCGTCGGTCCTGCACTCCGCATAGATCTCCAGAGACGTTCCGAAGATCCCGCTATTCCCGTTCTCGCGCTTCAGGACGGGAGTTTGGCCGAGATGGCGCTGCTCTGCTGCTCCGGAATAATTGCGCTTCTTGATGTCGATGCGGAATTCGCGCCCGGCATTACTCTCGAAGCGGAAGAAAAATCTTGTATTATATTCGTTGTAGGCCATTATGTTGTCAGCTGCTTACGTTTGTTCTCGTTATTCAGCACGGCCACTAGTTGCGAGCCGTTAGCCACAAGCGTGCCGGTCACATTGACCGTGAATTCACGCGACGCATAATCGCTGGTTCTGCCGGACGTGCCATACGAGGACGAGACCGACGATGACGAATATCCGCCGCCACGAGCGATATTCGCGGCGCCAGCTTTTACTGCTGCGCCAACTGCGATCAGGGCAGCGCCGGCTGCAGCGGCGATCCAGGGGTTCTCACTAAATTCAAGCGCAGCCTGAATTGCCTCGAGGGCGCCAGACGCCGTTATGATCAATTCTCCGAGCTTGATGCACATATCGCCAAAGGTAGAGAGCATTGCGGTAGAGAAGTCCTGCATTGCATTCTCTCCGCCTGTAAGCGAATCGCCAATGAATGTACCAAGATCCGAAAATGTGCTTGTCAGCGCACCGCCGAGTAGCGATCTGATGCCGTCGGCAAATTCTTGTGTTCGGCGCTGCATTTTATCAAAATTTTCAGCCCACTCCTCCTGGATCTGTTCAACGGCGGATGTCACCTCGTCTTCCAGGGCGACCGCAAGCTTGATAGATTCAGCATTAACATCGCTCAATGATTGCGATATGTCTCCGAGGACACCGTTATAATCCTGATTAATACCAACAAGGTACGCAACCTGATTGGAAAGTCCGACGAGACTTGATGTGGTCTTATCGATAACCGGATGCTCCTCATCGAATTTGGAAAGCATCTGAGCCGCGAGCGCATCCATCTCGGCGTCGGCATCCATCACCTCCTTCTGAGCTGCGGCATACTCTCTGGCGGCGGCCGTCAGCTGACGGAGACCGTCGGCCTTCTTTTTATTTTTATCGTCTTCTCCGGAATCGTCTTCATCCTCCACGACCGTTGAGTTCCCGCCATAGAGTTGCGGATTCCTCGCCTGTTTATTTCTCTCTTTCGCTATGGGCGCAGCGAGACGTGCGATGGCCAATTCATCCTCCAGATCGCGAACCTTATTCCAGATATGATTCTCTTTGAAGTGATCAAGATCCTCTTCAAGCTTTACGAGATACGCGTCGATCTCGCGATCCCTCATCCCTCCAAAACCTTTGTAGGAAATATCTCCCTCGCCGGTCATCCTGCGATTCGCATATGCCTCCGCCTCTCGTTTTTGACGCTGCTTTTTGAAACCGCCTTCGCCGGAAATAAGATTCACTACGTCGGTGGCCAGCTGTATCATATCTCTGAGGATCCCTTTCGAGTTCTGGAGCTTCAGTATAAAACCCTCCCACGCAGACTGGAGCTCTTTCACGGCTCCAGTTACGTTATCGGTCATAGTTTTATACATCTCATCGAGCTTGCCATCCACATCTTCAAGCTCACCATACAGCTGATCGCAGTCATCTGCTCCGTTCACGAGCGCCAGGAATACGGATGCCGCCTTCTGGCCAACAAAGTCGAACGACTGCTCAAGGCCCATATTACCCTCCTTGAGCTTCTTGAGCGCCGCGATGATGTCTTCCATCGTCTTTGGCTGCTTACCGAGCGCAGTATTGAGCTTGCTGCTGCTATTGGATAGCTCAAGCATAATTCTGCGAAGGGCCGTCTGGGCGCTTGACGCATCAATTCCGGCATTCGCGAGTGTTCCAAGCAGGGCAATGGTGGATCTCGTATCGAGACCGAAGGCACGAGTAACAGGAACGAGCTTGCCGAGCGTTTCATCAAGATATCCAAATGACAGGGCGGACCGGGATGTCGATACGGCCATTACGGACAGCATATCCCCGGTTTCTTTGGCATTCAGGCCGAATCCGCGCATCGTTGCACCCGCACGAGCGGCGGCACTGGCAAGATCCGTCCCGACGGCGGCGGCGAACTTCAACACGGGCTCCTGCATTGCCTTGATTTCAGACTCAGTAAAGCCGAGCTTTGCGAGCTCCGTCTGAAGTTCCGTCACCTCGGATGCGGTATATTGCGTTCGTTTGCCGAGATCCATCGCGGCCTTAGAAAGACTCTCTACGCCTTTCGTTGTCGTTCCGAGAACGGCAGCGAGCTTTGAGTTTGCCTCCTCAAAGCCATTCAACTTTCTGACAGCCGAAGATATGGCCTGCACTGAAAGGAGCGCGCCGGCAAACCTACCAGCCATCTTCGTGATATTGTTGCTGAAGACGTTGGCTTTTGCGCCGGCAACCTGCATATGGCCAGCGAAGGAGTCAAGCGCCTTATTCGACTCCTTCTCAAATTTCTTGACGCTCTCCGTTGCTATGGTAGAGCCTCTTTCAATATCTTTTGTATCGGCGGAGAAAATCGCCTTCAGATTGAATCCCTTTGCCATTGCTACAAATATTTGTCGGCCAGCCGGCCAAGTTCATCGATTTCACGTTGCCGCTCTTCATCACTGATATCTTCGAGATTGATTTCGATAGGTGGATCGAACGGCAGAGGCCACCATCTCCGGATATCCGTTATTTTCTTCGACAGGAATGGGCCAACAATCCTCGCAACCGCGATACGCGTCAGCTCCATCGTTAGTTCATCTCTCCTTCGCTGCTCTTTTCTGCGATACTCCACTGCAAGCCAGAAATCACCTGGTCGATATAGGCCAAACTGCTCAGGCGTCAGCAGGAGTTCGCCAAGTCCTATTCCTCTGATCTCGCGGATCGTTGGAAAATCGACTTTTTTTTTGCTTTGTCGGCATCGCCGGTGCCGGAGTCTCCCTTTTCCTTTCCGCTGCTATTCTGCTCAGCGAATATGCTGATGATTTCGCGGATGATACCGGCATCAAGACACTCACCGAGCCCTTCTTTTGTCAGGCTCAGCTCGCGCCCCTCGATGCGCTCTCCCTCCTTGATGGCTGCATATGCAAGCGGTATGATGTCAGATGGCTTGAGGCTCGTCAGACTGGCAAGCCCCTCCATCGTATCCTGGCCGGATTCAACCAGGAACGCCATCAAGGCGTTCCAGTTGAATTCGACACGATACCGCTTTCCGCCAATGGTAACGTAGCGTACTCTCATAAGATGGATTACTGACCGTTACCAGAGCCGCTGCCCTGCGGAACCATATTGCCAATAACCTTGAAGTTTTGGCTGAAGTTTGCGTAATCCTCGGAATTCGAGCTCTCGGAGTAGCCGTTGGGGATGGCCTGACCGGTATAGACTCTGCCGCTGCCACGGGTATAGACGAAATTGATCTTCGCCGAATCACCCTTCTTGAGATTCAGCGCGATGAGATCGTCTTCATCGAGCTTCGTG